ATGTAATGGAATTATTTTTCACCTGCCAATAATGCAAACCTCTATTTGCCCATTCTTGAAACATTATGTTTAAAGAACGTCTTGCAGTTTTTATATCATTACCTGAATAATCAAATCGACCTACACGTTCATAGGCTTCAGTAATTATATCATCAATATAAAAACTTGATTCAAAAGTTGTTGTTCCAGAAGTTGCCATTTAAGCTCCTAACTATCCAGAATATTTATCAGTCAATAATGTTACAGCTGCTACAGTTGTAAATGTAGAAACAAATATTCCTTCTGCAAATCTAATTCCGTCTTCAGGAAATGAAAAGTTAATTACATCTCCAGCTGGTACATCTGCTGTAAATAAAGCAGAACCTGATTGTGAACCATTTGTTAATGTAACTTTACCAGCGTTAGTAGCATCATTATTTGAAACAATAATACCTCTTAGTCTTACAGCTGGTGCAACAATAGCGTTTGAAGTTGAAGCTTCAAATCTAGTTGCTTGTATATCACCTTTACTTGCCATATTATTTTCTCCTTAAAATTTAAGAGCTCCCGAAGGAGCTCTATAATTAATTATGCACCAGTTGCAATGTCTGCACCGTCTTGTACTCTTTTCCAAGTAGTACCATCAGAAAATGCATATGTAGCAGCGTTAGAAAATCCGTTAGCAACGTAAATCATAACACCATCGTTATCCACTGCACTTAAAGTTTGACCTGCTCTGTCTCCAGTAGCAATTGTAACTGTAGATGCATTAGAAACAGTCCAAGAAACTTTTCCACCTTGTGCTGTATCATTTGCATTTTCATTAGCACCACCAATAAACCCATTAAGGGCTACCACTGGTCCTGTAAACGTAGTTTGTGCCATAGTTGTATCCTCCTAGTATTTTCCACATAGTCTCTAGGCCGTCGACTATACGCGTCTATGTAGAAATTAATTTATGTATAGTTAGTAATTTATATACTAGATTTTAATATAGTGCAAGATATCCCTGCAGTAAAAGACTGATTCCAGTAATGTTTGAGTCCTAATTAACCAGCGTAAAGATGGATTTCACCATCTAATGGATTGGTATGGACTTGTGTCTCTTGTGCTTTAAGGATGGATCTAATTGTATGTTTGATCTCATCGCCTATAGCAGACATCTCAGCGGTTATTTGTCCCTTGTTTTCAAGAAACAACTCGTTCCATTTAGACTCGAGTTTCAGTTTCTTTGCGAACAATACCATGTTGTCCTGAGCCATTATTAACCTCCTCATAGGTTATATAAAAATCATTTGCAGTGCTATTGTATTGCAGATCATTTTGTTCCCATTTTATATCAGATTTTCCTAGAAAGTCAATGATAGGTTTATTTAGCTCATCGGCATCATTTATCTCTTTATCACTTTCTATTTCAAATTGAGTTTGAAGTTTTTTTGTAAAAATTTTAACTAAGTATTTATTCATGGTTTTTTCTTTCTATATTGTAAATGAGGCGGGATTGTGTCCCGCCTCAAATATTTTAATTATTATGCACCTTCAACGCCAAAGATACCTCTAAAGTCAGAAACTCCAAAAGAGTATCTTTCTCTAGCTTTGTATCTTACGTTACCAGTATCGAAGTCACCTTCCATAGCAGTTTTAATAGCTGCTCTTTCAAAGTACTTCATACCATTCGGCACGTCAGTGATAATGTAGAACGCATCTGTGTCAGTTAGGAAGTTGTTCACTCTGTAACCTTGAGGAACCATTCCCATAGAAACGATTGCGTTAATATCATTATCAGCAGTTCCAACTCTACCTTGAGACTTCATCAATCTCTCAGCTGTAAATTGAAGCTCAGAAGGAATAATCATTTTTACTCCTCTAGCAGCAATTTTAAGACCTCTTTCGTCAGTCATTGCAGCGATGTCAATTAAAGACTGCTCCAATGAAGTTTCGTTTAAGTCTGCTTGAGTTGTTAAAGTGTTTTTAACAGTACCTGCGATTGTTGGGTGAGAAGTGTTAAATAATGAAACACCATCCCCTGAATCGAAAGCATCATTAGTTGGTAGACCGTTAATTAACGGTGCAACTGCTTTAACTTGTTTTGTATTCGCCATAGATCTAGCTAATGCTTTTGTGTATCTACTAGCAAGTCTGTCATACAAGTTATCTTCAATCGCTTCTTCAGTGATTGAAAACGCTAAAGCTACAGTCTCGTGAGTGTATCTAGCAGTGTATGTCTCTTGAGCATTGTCAAAAGTCACGCCAGCACCTTCAGACTTAGTCTGTGCTTGAGCAAAACCTGATAACATAACTTCTTCTTCAAACGCTCTGTCTGAAGATTCAGTTGTGTAGATCTCAGCATGCTGATTCTCATAACGTTTATACTCCAGGCCAAATAAGGCATTTAAACCTGGTTCTAGTTCTTTAACTAGTTGTCCTCTACTTATCGCCATAGTTTATCTCCTTATATTCCTGTTGTACCTTTTAATTGATGTTCATTGATTTCAACAACAAAGTTTACGTTCGCTGAACCTAAATCATTGTTATCTGCATCTTTTGAAACACCAAGTATTCTAAGCTGAGCTGAGTTCGTACTTAATGTAGAATCATTTAGCTCTGCTTTTGATACATAGTTAGCTGAATTACCCGCAGTTAATTCAATATCCGCGTTGTTAAACACATCAGTCTGCGCTGAAGCAGCTGTGTTGTTTGACTGGATCTCGAATCTTTCATATGGGTCGTCTGCTACGAAAGCAACAATATCAGTAGCTGCATTGCTGCCAGCATAGTGATTTGCCCACGTAGGTTTTTTAGTTGTTGAATCAGTGTAGAATACACCGTTTAAGGAACCTAGGATTGCTCCGCCAGCAGCACCTTGATCTATTGTTCCAGCCGCAGTTGCTTTAACTGGGTCTTGGAAATAAATCGTAGTACTGTCATTAGCAGCAATACTGTATTCACTTAAACCTTGGTTGTCTCTATTCTGTCCAACTTTTCCGATTGGTCTTAGACCAAAGGCTGCGTCTTTATTTGCCATAGTTGTCCTCCTTAGACATTGTTAGTTTAAGTGTAATTTGTTGGCTAGGAATCGTTAAAAAATTAACTTTTCTTTGTACCACCAAAAGTTACACGAGTTTGTCGATCAATATTGATCGGCATACTTGGGTGCTGCTCCTTCATAAGATCGTTATCTACTGCCTCAACGTTTTCCTGAGCTTGTTTTTTATAATAGTCAGAACGTTGTTTTGCGATCTCTTCCGGTACCCTTGCCAGCACAAGGCCACCAACTCCGATCACTCCCTTATATTTACCGTCTTCAACCTGTGGATAGTCTGAATCTGGATATTCATCAGATCTAACTAATTCATATCCTGATCTAATTCTCCCAGCGACATTCTTAGTGTCTTGGAATCCTAAAGTCTCAGTTCTAATCCATCTATGTTTGAATCCTGTCGGTGCAGGGGGTGCATCTAAACTTGATGGTGGAGTCCAAACTTTTGGACGAGATTCTTTTTCTCTAGTTTGACTCGCACGCGAGGTTCTTTTTTCGTTATCATTTTCCATATGCCTTATACCTCCTTCGTGATATTTAATTGTTTCGCATATTCTTCAAGTGGCACACCTAATTTTTTAGCGATTGCTACCTGAGAGGGTGTGAGTCTCACAGTTTTGCGACCAGATTTTGTACTTCTTTTTGCAGATGCAACTGTCTGTACTGGCTTAGTCGTTTCCTTAGATTCATTTGTAGCAAATTTATGAGGAAATTCAAGTCTTATTCTTTTATTAATTTCTTCATAATATTCATCACTTGATGGGTCAAAACCTTCCTGTTCTGTCAACTTTTTATGTAAATCAAAAGCAGTATAAGTCATCGCTGCATCTTGACCAAACCATGTATTCTTAGCTGCCCATGATTCAGCTTTTGGATCAGGAGTGCCTTGCGCTACTTCTTGTCTATTTAAATTGATTTCAGGAGTTTTAACTTCTGTTTCTTTTGCTTTAGCAAATTGCTCTTGTTCAGCTTTTGCTTCAGCGAATTTAACTTGCTTGTAAGCATATTCTGAAATTAAAGATTGAGCATTTACTTCAGCGTCAATATCTCCAGCTTCTCTAGCTTTAGCTAATTGTGCTTTAGCTGCTTCTAAACCAGATTTGATTGAATCTTCAGTGGTTTTTAAAAAGCTAGGTTCAATTTTAGAAAGCTTTTGTTCTGCTTTTTCTTTATCAGTTAAAACTGATTTAGCATAATTTAAAGCTTCATCTTTTTGTCTCTCAGCTTCTCTCCATTTTTTAGTTAGCTTTGCAATTCTTTTTTGAACACTGTCAGAATATTCTTTTAATTCATCTTTAGGTTCTTCTTTTGCTTCAGCTTTAACTTCTTCTTCTTTTGATTGTTCTTCAACAACTTCAGTTGTGTTTTCTTCAGTTGCTGTTTCTACTTCTGGTGTTTCCGTTTCATTAGAATCATTTTCTAATTCTATATCAACATCTGGACCAGACGTGTCTATATCGACAGTTTTATTTTCTTCTTGTTGCATAGTCTCCTCCTAGTGTTACTATGTTTAATATTGATGAAGTATATCTTCAGGATTATCGATGGTTGCTAAAACTTCATCATCATTTAGCAATCTAACTTCCCCACCATCTATCTGGATTCTAGATCCAGCATATCTTGCAAAAACTACCCAATCACCTTTTTTACACCAAGGTCCTTCTGGAAATTTTTCTTTGTCATAACAGTGTGGACCCATAGCAAGAACTAAACCACAAGTAGATCCTACTTGTTGTCTCTCAAGTGTATCTTGTCCAAGGTATAATCCACCTCTAGTTTTTTCTGGCATTTTAAATGGCAGAACAACTAATCTCCATCCAGTTGGTTTAGGTAATTTATCTGTTTCTTTTGTTTTTAAACGTTCATAACCATCAACTTCTTTTTGATGATCTTCTTTGTATTTATCTAATAGTGCTGACTTAACTTTCGGTTCTTCCGAAGTCGATGACGTTTTCTGGTCTTTCGTTATCATTTTTTTTCTCCTTAGGATTTAGCAGGCTTGATATTTCCTGTGATATTCTTAAATAGGCATGTGCCTGTCCCATCATATACTTATATTTTTCCATATTGTCAATACCACCAGCGATCATAGCGTCACCAATTGATTGATATTGTTCTTTTAACATTTTTTGTAATTTATTTAATATTACTAATTCTTCATTTAACATCAGCTATTTTACCTTTATTTGTACCTTTCTTGATGACGTATTTCTGTGTGCCATTCGCACCTGTCTCTACCTCTTTTTTAAGGTTTCGAAATAAGTCTTTTTCTTTATTTTCTTTTTCTTTTTTTTGAAGAAAAGATTCTATTGTTTTTGAGTCTCGCATAAATATTAGGTATAAATATATCAAAAAATTTGTCAATAGTACCTAAAATAGTGTACATGAATTTATCAATCATTAGCAATTCCACTTTCTTAAAGATTTATTAATTCTTGAATCCGGATCCCTAGCTGTTTTAGCTGAAGTTAATCTCTTTTTCATACCCTTCATTCTAGCACAAAATGACTTACGTCTTTTTGCTGCTTTTGAACCTGGTTTTAATTTTGATGGTTTAGTCGTTACTGCTGTTTTTAATTTTGATCCAGGGTTCGCTGCTCTATAAGATGCAACGCCTTTACGATTCAGGCCTCCTGATTCAGATTTGCCTTCTTTTCTTTGCCAAGCGGGAGTTCTTCCACCTTTAGCTAATTCAACTCTACCACCTTTTGGATAAGGTACATTTGATTCTAATTGATCAAAAATTTTAGGTGTTCCTTTTTGAAATCTTTTCCTAAACATATGTTTTAACGTTAGTTGGTTTTGGTCCTTTATTGCTTGCTTGTCTTTTTCGTCTGACAGCACTCGCCTTTTGAGACTTTGTCATCCGTGTGGCTTTTGCAAGTGGAACGCATTTTGGATATTTCCTCTTGGAGCCTTTGCTTCTCCCGCAAGGTTGATATTTTCCGTTCTTCTTCGGTGCTCCAATGTCTACCCATTTCTCGGCTACCCATTTTCTTAAACCACCTTCTGCAAAATTTCTACGCACAACCTGCTCTTCTTTTTCTAGCCATGCCTGCCATCAATCCACCGTTGGCAGCTTTTTTTCTACCACCTGGTTTTATTTTACCAGAGCAAACACCGGACGCATACATGTTAGCATATGCAGAAGGATACACTTTGAATTTTCTTTTCGCAGCTGCTTTTCCTTTTGCACAGAGTTTTGCCATTATGAATTCCTTCCATAAGCTTTTTTATTCATTCCTCTTTTACACATTCCACCACCACGTAAATTTACTCTTCCACCTGATTTAAAATTTTTAAGTGTTGGAGACATATCTGGTTCTCTAGACATTCTTTCAGGAATGTCATCCTCTGTAAAACTAGAAGATTTTTTATTTTTAATATTTTTTAATTTATCTTTTAAAGTTGTATTAGCTTCTGTAGATTTTTTATTTTCTTTTATATTTTTTATTCCCATTATTTTTTTCCCTTCATTGCCATTGCCATCATAGATGGTTTTGGTTTTTTAGTTTTCTTTTTTGATCTTAACATTTTAAAATCTTTACCAGTGATTTTACCATCACCATCTACATCAAGTTTCGCTTGTCCACCTGATAAATATCTTTTTCTATACATAATTATTTCCTCTTAATTAAATCAGTTGCTTTTAATCCGTAAACGCTAGCAATAACACCTACGAAAATCGTTTGATACCAAAATGGAAGTTGTGAAAAATATTCAAAGAACAATTTCATTTTTTCCATTGCACTTGGATCATCCGAAAATACTGCCCATGATAATAATGCAATAGGGGCCGAAAGTAAAATTAAAATAAATTCGTCCTTCCAATCAGAATTTCTAGATTCTAATAATTTTCCTTGATACTCCGCTTGTCCGTTCGCCATCTTTTCAGCATGACGCATTTGTGCATCCGCCATCAACATTTTAGTCTTTTGACGGTTTTTAAAAATATGGGAGCCAGCTTGAATGGCTAATTTAATAGCACCAAACCACATATTAGTATGCTTTTGATTTTCTTTTCTTCTCTGCTAGTACTTTTCCTTGACCTTGAACTTCTTCTTCAGGTCCACCAGTACCGATATAGTTGAAAGCTTTGTCAGCAGTTGTTTTTGATCTAGGATCAATCTCAATTTGTTGCTCACCAACTTTTACATCAGTTATCTTATCTAGTTTTTCCATTTTATCTCCTTGGTTTAGATTTTCCAGCCTCTGATAAAGCAATTGCAATCGCTTGTTTACGCGATTTTACTTTTTTCTTCGACTTACCTATAGGTAATTCACCTTTTTTGAATTCCCGCATTACCTTTTTAATCTTTTTTTCAGGTTTTGTCATGTTTTTTCTCATTTATTCGTTTCCTCCTCTAAATATTTTTACTTTCGGCATCATATTCTGTTGATTTTTCATTAAAGAATCTGTGCTTGGAATAGTTTTTGATAAAATTGTCTTTTCAATTGAAGTATTAGCTCTTAGTTTTGCTAATTCTTCGTTCTGTTCAAGTTTTTCATCTTGATTTGCTTGGTTCATCATCGCTTTCATTTTATCAAGATTAATTCTCTCTTCGTCTTGTTCTTTTTTATGTTGATTTTCCATTGCTCTAAGATCTAATTCTCTTGCTCTTAGTTTAGCAATTGGATCATTATCAAATTGTGAAGTAATTTTCTTCTCTTCTTCCATAAATTCTTCCATCATCTCTGCAATTAACTGTGCTTTTCTAGCTTCAACTCTTTGTTGCATCATCATTAACTGAGTTTGCATCTGTTGTGCCATAGCAGGATTCTGTTGCATAGCCATTTGCATCTGTTGAATTTGTACTAACTCATCTCTAAATTCTAATTCAATTTGTTCTTGAGACATTAGACTAATATGTTCAAAAATATTTTTCTCTAATGAAGCCATAACCATTGGATTATTTCTTGCAATGTTTGTTGCCATAAAATTTAAGTGAGCAGTTATATGTGCTCTATGATCTTGACCAGGAAAAGCTTGAAACTGTTTTCCTCCTAATGCATCAATATGTTCTAACGCTGGATCTTTTGGCATTGGTTGCATTGGTTTAATTAAAACACTATCAATGTTTTTAACTCCTAATGCTTCATACATATTTCTATAAGCTTGATACAGATTATGCATTTGCGGATTAGATTGTGCCAGCTGCAATTCCGTTTGCGCAAGTGAGATACGCTGTGTTTGAGAAAAAATGTTAGGGTCAGCAACTGGCAATATATCTACTCTATCATCAAAGTCTGCTTGTTTAATCATTCTTTGACCCCCAACTACATCATACGGATACTCTTGTGGTAGATATAACTTGAATACTCTTGCTAAAATTTTAAATTCATTTTTTAAAGCAGAGTAAATTCTTTTATGTATTGCTGACATGGTTCTTGAACCACGTTCTAATAATGCAACAGTTGTTCCAACTGCAGCTTGTTGATTGCCATCACCAACTTGTAAATCTGCAATCGATGCAAATCTTTGACCTGCTTGAACCACTACACCCATAAGAGCAAGTAGTGTTTGACTAGGTTCTTTAAACGGAAGCATCATAAATGAATCTCTTAAATTTCCTCCAGGTGCATCTACATCTCTAAACTCACCTGGTTGAATAGATTGTGCATCATCTCTAATTCTAATACCACGCATTTTAAATCCTGCTGGTAAATTAGATAAAGTTCCTGCATCGAGTAATTGTCTTAAAGCAGAAGTTGCTGTTCTACTTAATCCACCAATCATGTGAATTAAACCAAAACCATAAAAACCTAAACCAGGTAAAAATTTGAAATGAACAAAGTATTGTATCTTACTTCTTTTTGCATCTCCGATTTCATAGTTTCTTCTAATAGATAATATCTCTCTAGATCCTTCTTCTAAAGTTACAATGTATGGAATCTTAATTCCTGACGGCTCACCAGTCTGTGGATCAACATGTTCAAAACCATCTATATCTAAATCCACATGACACTCTAATAAAGTAAATACATCTTCATCTTTTGTTTTAGTAACTCCTTCAAGTTCTCTTTCTTTTTTCTCAACATCCGTTTCTCTATCTTGAGGTTTTCCTAAATCTATATCTCTATAAAATCCTGCGACCTGTTGTTTTCTTAAATCGTTTTCTGAAATTTTTACACGATGAATAATTGCTTCCGCATCATCTAATGAGGTAGCTGTGTACGGAACAATTAAATCATCTGCTGGTACAAACTTTGATACAGCTCTTTGCTCCATATCATCATAATATACCTTTTTAAAAGCTGAACCTGCTAATGGTAAATTGAAAAGCATTTGATCGAACTCAGGTTCGTACTCTTTCATCTTTTCCATAATTTCATAATTCATGAAATCTTTTACACGTTCTGCTTGTTGAGCTTTTTCTGGAGTAGGCATTCCAAGAATTTGTGTTCTAACCGGTCCATCTGCTGGTAATAATTCTTTATAAGCTAAAGCTTGAAACTGAGTAACTGCTTCAGCTAAAACTGGATGTGTTGCACCGGATGCACCATTAAATGGTTCTGATCTATTATCATATTTAAAACCTAATAAGTCTAAACCTGTTGTATAAGTTTTTTCCCAATCTTTTCTTGATGAAGAGTAATCCATGTATTTAGAATTAAGATCAGAAGCTAATAGGTCTAATACATCATCAGGTAAAAATTCTGCTAAGTTTGCGTAATGCTCATCACCACCTTCGGGAGATGCTGCTTGTGGATCTAAATTAATATCAACAGAACCATCTTCGTTTTCTTGTATCTCTACATCATCAGGTGATTCAACTTCTTCTTTAACTTCTTCAACTAAAGTTTCTTGAATCTGTTCTTCACCCGGTATTTCAAATTCTTTTCTTGGTTCGTTCGGTAGAGCTTTGTCTACGTTGTCCATATTGTCTGCCATTTATTTTCTCCGTAAGTTTTACTTCTTTAACAGTATTATACGAAATATTCAAGCCCTGAGGCATGGGCCCTGATTCCGGAGGCACTGTTTTAGTGAGCCTTTTAATCATCAATCTTTAGACTCGGCCATTAATTCTCTTAGTGCTTGTTTAAATGCTACACCAAAATCAATGTCTCCTGCATCCATGATTTCTTTAACTCTTTCACTAAGTTGAAATGTATCCGGGTCCAGGGAGCCTTCGTTGTAATTAACTCTTCCACCTTGATTAAATTGTTTTGAAAAACTTAAACCAAAATTTGTACCTGTTGTTGGATTATATCCTCCACCTAAACTTAGATTTCCTCCTAATACATCTGTATTAAAACCTCCACTTATTCCATAATCATCTAATTCACTTTCATCTACTGATGTTCTAGGATCATCAATTCCTAATAATCCTAATGTATTAATTCCTACATTTAAACCAAATGGTCCAATATTTTTATTTAAATTAATAGAATAGTCATATGGATTTAAAAAAGCGTTGGGTCTAAATTTATTTAATGTATTAACTATATTCATTTTATTATCAACTGTGTTTGATGCTTGGGCTGCTGCAACTGCAGCATTATGTGCTGCGGTTTGTGCTTCAGAGCTTCTATCATCTGCTCCACCAGAAGGACTTGCTCTTCCTGCATCTCTTCCTGAAGCTGCATCTGACCTAGCAGCATCTCCACCTCGATAATTAACTCTGCCACCTTGTGCCATTTTAGGAAAATATTTTTCTGCAAAAGTATCAATATCCATACCAGTTCCTTTTTGACCACCCGCTTCTGTGTACATTCTAAATACCATTGAATTGTATTTAGTATCACCACCTTTTAAAAAACCAATTCGTCCACCATTAGCTTTTAATTCTGGTAAAGTTTCACCTGGATTGTCTTTTGCAAATTCTCTTAAATAATATGCTCTTTCTTTTATAAAATCTTTTGCTTCATCACTACTCATCACTCCTGAGTCTTCTACTTTTTGTATAGATCTTTTTAAGAACTCATTCATCTCACCTTGGTCGAATCCACCGAGATAACCTTTGATATACTTATCAGCTTCTTTTTTAAATTTTTCTTCTGTGTAAGGTTTTGGTTTTGGGGTGTTTGGCATTACAGTACTCCTGCAATACCGCCTGTAGCTCTTTTAACTTTTTCTTCTTCTTGCTTTTTGAGCAATTTTTTAATTTGTTCCATAGAAAGATTTCTTTCAGACTCTGGATAATTTTGTGGATTGTATTTTCTATCTAGTTGTTCAGCTTTAGCTTTGTAATATTCTTCTTCAGCATCTTTATCAATTACTTCTTCATATGCTCTTTTACCATCTGCATATTGCATTCGACCACCATTCATAGCCATTTGTCTATTTTTCATTTCTTCTCTTTTTGAAAAATAAAATTTTGAGAAATCTTCTAAAGATCCGTCATAACCATTTTTCTTTGCATCTTCGAATTCTTTAAGCATCATCATGATTTCAAGATCAAATTCTTCACCTGGAGTCTCACTAGCCATTTTAATAGATGGAGCTTTTTGTAAAGACTTAATACCACCCATATCATCATATTCTTCAGGGTCAGCGATATCTTCAGGTGTTTCACCTGCTTCAATTGCTCTTAACATATCTCTTAGTCTTTGCTCGTCTTCTCTTGCCATAATGTCTAATAATACACTTTTGGTTTCTGTTGTAAAGGCTCATCTTCATAATCTTCAGGATGTTCAATTAATCCACCTTGTCTAAATCTCATTACTGCCTGAGTCATAGAATCAACTAAATCATCATGATCTCCATAAGGAAATGCTGCACATTCTTCTATAACTTCTTGTGCAAATTCCATATCAGTTGGTGCATATATACGACCTGATTCAAATAATGGAGATACAGAGTTTACTCTGGTATGTTTATCATTACCACGTGATGGTGTAAAATTAATTACTGGGATTCCAGCTTTTCTTAATTCATAAGTTAATGGAAGCCCTGATGCTTTTGATTCAACGATTACGGTTTCCGGTTGCCAGTAGCCGTATTGATCGAGTGCAATTCTTCTTAGTTCAGGAAATTCATATCGTCCTTTAACTGCATCAACTAACATTAAACATGGACCACTATCTTCAGTTGGATGAAATACACCCCAAGTGGTAATAGCACTATAGTCAGCAGTTTCTTTTTTCATAAATGCAGTATCGTAAGATTGTATGACATGTTGTAGTGGAGGAATATCTCCATCCCAATTTTGCCACCATTCTCTTTTAATCAACGCACCTTCTTCTCCAGTTGGGTTCTGCATGTACTGTGCATTCCATTTTGATAATGGAATAGAAGCTCTAACTGCTTCTAAATCTTTTATGTTCCAATATTCAGGCCACAATGGTTCACCGCTTGGCATGATAGCGGGAAATTGAATTACTTCCCATTGATCTGCTTTAGGTTCTTTTTGTGCTTTGATTAATCTACCTGCAAGATCTTTTTCATTCCATCTTGTCATTACAATAATAATCGTTCCTCCAGGTTGAAGACGTTG